ATGCAAGACATCATCGCCGCAATCGTGGCGGCTGTGCTGGCAATCGTGGTCGGTATGCAGATTGGGGGTGACACGTGAGCAACGTGGAGAAATGGGCAGCACTCTGGAACCATGACGTGCAGTTCGGATTTTGCTGCGGGGCCTTTGCTGGCGTGGCGGGGCTGATCCTGATCGTGGCGGGAATGGATTTGCTGGCAAGGATCGTGGTCGGCGGTCGACCACAGAGGCCAGTGCGACGGGTGCGAGGGGATAACGGAGGGCGTGGGCTATGAGTGAGACTCAGACAGGCAGCGTGAGTGACGATCCGGGACGGATTATCTGCGATCTGGAAGAGAAACTGAAAACGGCGAACGCCACGATTGATCGACTGCGGGCCGAATGGACAGCCGAGATTGCGCGGCTGCACACCGACTGGAAAACCGAGTTTCGTGCAGCGCAGCAACTGCGGTCTGAGGGCGACCGGCTGCGAGCCGAGATCGAGCGGCTGCAGGCTGAGTTGCGGGGATACGCTGCGGAGTCACACCGGCAACTGCGGACGCTGCAGGCATCGCACGACAGCGCGACGGCAACACTGCGAGCGGAGCAGCGGGGCGAGCGTGAGGGATTCCGGATTGCAATCAGCATCATTTTGGAGGGGTTGAAGTGACACACCCAAACCGCCTGCAAATCCTGATCAGACTCCGCCGTCTGGAGTCGTTTTTGTGCCATGCAAAACGCACAAAAAACGAGTGTATCCAGCGGCTGCAGTACACCGAACCGCGAATGCTGCTGCGGGACTTGCGGGACCTGCAGGCACTCGGCACCCAGATCGTGCGTCAGGGTGAGCCGGGCAAACTGACATCGTATTACTGCCCGCGAGCGCGGGCGATTTTTCGGCATGAATGAACAACATTTTACGAGGGGAAAACGACGATGGAAACGACGATTACAATCAGCGGAATTGCACCGATCCTGATGCACAACGGGCAGCTCGCAAATCCGTTGAACCCATTGGCGAAGGAGATGAAAAAGATTACATCGGTTCGCACAAAGACGGACGAACACCACATGGAATTGCAGCGGCTGGAGTTTCTGGCCGGGCTGTATCTCGATGATAAACAGCGCGTGATTCTGCCGTCAGAGGTCATTGAGTCTGCACTGGTCGAAGGCGCCAAAAAGGCAAAGTTGGGGAAGGCGTTTAAGGCCGCAATGTCCGTCTGGGATGCGGCTGTGCTGGAATACGGCGAGCAACTGACGCCCGCGCAGTTGTGGGAGAAGGCCGACACCTACGCCGACGTTCGAGGGGTTAAGGTCGGGCAGGCACGAGTCATGCGGACCAGACCGCGATTCAATTCGTGGGCAGCGACCTTCACCGTGCACTGGGCTGAAGATCAGATTACGATTGAGCAACTGCGGACGGCGATTGATGACGCTGGGCGTCAGGTCGGACTGTGCGATTATCGGCCAAAGTTTGGACGGTTTGAGGTCACGGCGTTTGAGTAGTCAAGACGGGGTGAGGCTGCGCCCGGCCTGGCAGGGCTGGGCAGGGCTAGGTTTGGCAAGGACTCTTTTGAGTTGGTGGCGGTTCCGTGAATGTTTCGCAAGGCATGGATGGACAAGGCGCGGCGTGGAGGGGCGGGGCGGGGCGTGGCTGGGCAAGGACTCTTTTGAGTTGGTGGCGGTTACGCGAATGTTTTGGCCTGGCTTGGCTGGGCGAGGCGAGGCTCGGCGAGGCGGGGCGAGGCAAGGACTCTTTTGAGTTGGTGGCGGATTCCGTGAATGTCAAGGCGGGGCACGGTCTGGCGGGATCAGGCGAGGCACGGCAAGGCTTGGCAGGGCAAGGACTCTTTTGAGTTGGTGGCAGTTACGCGAATGTTTTGGCTGGGTCCGGTTGGGCTGGGTACAACGTGCATTGGCTGGGTCCGGTGCGGTACGGTTTGGTAAGGCAAGGACTCTTTTGAGTTGGTGGCGGTTACGCGAATGTTTTGGTGTGGCAGCGTAAGGCTGGCAATGGTCTGGTGGGGTTTGGCAAGGTTTTCAGAGGAACGACACATGCAATTCAGCGACGATCTTAAACCCGGCGACATCATCAGCCGGGCAGCAGTGGAGACAGGATATAGCGCAAACGAGCGACGCGACCCGGTGGGCTTTCAGTTGGTGATGCTGCGGGCAATGCAGGACCTCCAGAAGCACCTGCGCCGACTGCATCAGCGAGAACTGAGCATCCGCATTCAGGCCGAGGGGCTGGTGATTCTGACGGACGAAGAGGCAGCGGGATACAATCCGAAGCGATTCCGCGACGGAATGCGACTGATGCGGCGAGCACATCGGCGACTGATGGCGGTGGACGCCAGCAAGCTGTCACCGACACAGCGTGAGGCCGTCACAGCGACGATTTGCAAACAGGCGCAACAGTTGAGTATGCTGAGGGTCAAGACGGAGTCGTCTGATCTGGTGGCAAAGACCGAACGAAAACAGGCAGATCCGAAGGTGATCGCGCGATGACACAACAACCACCGCAGCAGTCACAAGGTCCGCTGGTAGCTGATCCCTATTGCGAATGATTCGCCGGTGGTTTTCTTTCTCTCAACAGAAAGGCGATGGAAGTGCCAAAGAAATCGAACAGAGTCAGGAGACTGGGTGAGCGTGTGCTGGTGGCTGAGGGTGACGGCATGTGGCTGGCGGGCAAGATTGCCCGAGTCATCGAGGGCGAACAGGGCGCCGTGGTGTATGTCGTGGATTTACGGAATGGCAGTCAGGTCTGAGCCCCAGCAACCTGCGTCAATCCTGATCCACAGAGACCACGCGAGGCAGACCCGACGCCGGAACAAATCCGGCAGAGGTGTCTGGAGATTCAGCGGGAGTGGCCGGAGGAAGTTCGGCAGCAGCGAGACATGCGAGAACAGCCGGTATCGTGGAGCGTTCCACGGTCGCATTACGTCAGAGACACGCAGAGCGGGAGGACGGATTTTGAGCACTGATCTATTTTTCATTGTGCTAGGCGAGCCAGTGGCACAACCGCGGCACAGAGTCAGGACGATTGGCAAACGGAGTATGCTCTATTTGCCAAAGTTACATCCGGTGCACGGATACAAGGCCGCGATTAAGGCGGCGTTTATTGAGGCGGCTGACAAGTGGAAAACAATTTCTGGCCCTATCCAGTTGAATGTGTATTGTAGCTTTTCGATGCCCGCATCGTGGAGTAAGAGAAAACGTGCTGAATCGCAAGGCGCATTGCACGACGGGAAGCCGGATGGAGACAACGTGCTGAAAGCCGTCAAGGACGCGCTGACTGATTGCGGTGTGTGGGTTGATGATAAACAGGTCGCACTGGCGTTCATCAGCAAACGATGGTCAGTGACGCCGCAAACAGAAATCTGGATTCGCAAGTGCGATTCGGGCGCATAACCCTTACAGTGAAAGAATACGGACACATGAAACGCACAAAACCACAGGTCGCAGCACTCCCGCACGATGCGCCGGAGATCCAGGAGCCGACGCCGGAAAACCTGCTGCCGGAAAAGCCAGAGGGGTATTCCCGCCTGGTGATTGGACGCGCGGCGGGCGAATCAATTGTGATCGACTGCAACGGGGTTCAGTTGACGATTGCGGTCGTGCAAATCAATCCGCAGCGGACGCGACTGGCAATTCTGGCACCACGAGACGCGCACATTCTGCGGTCGGAGTTGCAGGAGGGTGCGTATGATCGGCGATGAACGAATGGCGGCAAAGCTGCGATGGCTGGCGGTTGGCGAATCCTATCAACTGCCTACTAGGTATCGGGCAGATTTGACGGTGCGCAAGATGTTGGCGTTGACGGGCTACAGGTGGACGGTGATTGAGGTGATCACACCACAGGAAAACACGCGACGATTCACAGTCACGAGGGACGCATGACGGAAAACATATTTGCCCCGTTTTTTGGGGCCATCGAGGACGGAGCGCGGGAGCGTGAGGCGAGGGAATACGGACGCGACGGACCACACAGCCGTTGGGATCCTGGAGAAATGCCGTGGGGTATCCCGCGGCGAATTCATCCGGAGTACCACGAGCGATTGAGCACAGATGCGATTGATTGGCCGACGGTCGGCGAATCAGGTTCAGTGAGTGATGATAGGGGTAACGACGAATGAAAATCACGAGGGGAAAAACGGTGGTGCCGAGACGTGTGATGCTGTACGGCACACATGGGATCGGCAAATCATCATGGGCGGCGCAGGCACCGGACGTGCTGTTTCTCAATTTGGAAGATGGACTCAACGACATCGACACGGCAAAGACGCAGCATCTGCGGACGTATGCAGACGTGAAGGGTGCGCTGAGTTGGCTGTTTGCGAATCCTGACCACGGATTTAAGTGGGTGGCGATCGACACGCTCGATTGGTTGGAAAGTCTGATTCATGCCGACGTGGCTGAGCGGGCGAACAAAAAGCACATTTCGGAGATCCCGTATGGAGCGGGCTACAAGTCAGCAATGGCGTTGTGGGATTCGCTGCTGGACGGTCTGGACATCATGCGGAGAACGCAAGGTGTCGGAGTGATCCTGCTGGCACATACGGCGATCCGTAAGCACCAAGACCCGACAGCCGATTCATACGACCGCTACCAGCCTGCACTACATGAGACCGCATCGGCACTGATTCAAGAGTGGTGCGATGAAGTCTTGTTTGCGAGCTACCGTGTTTACACGCGGAAAGAAGATCAGGGGTTCAACAAAGAACGCACCATCGCAAGCGGTGCAAGTGAGCGTTATTTGCGATGCGTGGAGACTCCGGCAGCGTTGGCGAAAAACCGCCTGAACATGCCGGGGGAGATTGAATTCAACTGGGCGGCGTATGCTCAGCACATCAGTGGTGTTTCTTCAGATGCGAAGGGTTGATGAGTCATGGCGAATCTTTCTGATTTGGATATGAACAACGTACAGGCGCAGTCTGTGCGACGGCTGTTGCCTGAGGGTGATTATCCGGCGGTGATTGTCGAAAGCAAAATGAAGGCTCCCAAAAGCCCAAAGCCGGGCAACGGGGATATGCTGGAACTGACCCTTGAAGTGCAGCAGCATCCGCAGTTCAACGGCGCGAAGTTGTGGGACAATTTGTGCATCCGTCATGCAGGGACGGCTGGCACAATTGCGAAGCAGAGGCTGAAGGCAATCATGGACGCGGTGGGACTGGCGAGCGTGTCCGAGAGTCAGCAGTTGCATGACAGACTGCTGACAGTCACGGTGGTTCACCGCGAGCACGACGGCGAGATGAAGGCACAGGTCAAAGGCTACTCGCCCAAGCGTTCGAGCGGTCAGCCAATGCAGCAGACGAGCTATCCAGCACCGTCTGCAGGTCCGGCGAATCCGTTTGGCTGATGGTTGTGTGTTGAGGGGTTTGAGACCCGGCAGCGGTCAACGCTGCCGGGTGTTTTGCGGGAGGCGTGATCGTGGAAGCGAGATGGTATCAATCGGAAGCAAACACAGCCGCATGGCAGTTCATCACCGATGGACGCGGAAATCCGCTGATCGTGTTGCCGACGGGAGCCGGGAAAAGCATCGTGATTGCCCTACTGATCCGGCAGGCAGTCGAGTGGGGACAACGTGTTTTAGTGGTTGCACACCGTAAAGAGTTGCTGCAGCAAAACGCGGACAAAATCCAGAGACTGACGGGGCTAAAGGTCGGGATCAATTCTGCCGGATTGAATGAGCGGGACATCGACAGCACGGTGATATGTGCAGGCATTCAGAGCGTCTATCGTGACGCGGCGGAGTTTGGGCGGCGTGGTCTGGTGGTGATTGATGAAGCGCATCTGATCAGCGACGACGGCGGGAGCATGTACCGGCAATTCCTGGACGGACTTCAGCAGCACAACCGCAGACTGTTTTGCGTCGGGCTGACGGCTACACCATATCGCACGGGTGAGGGCAGTCTGGCGGGTGACGGCAAGTTGTTTTCGGGCGTCTGCTATGAAGCGAAAACCGGGGCGTTAATTGAAGGCGGGTATCTATCCAAACTGATAAACAATCCGGCAGACAGTCAGGCGGATCTAAAGAACGTCAAGGTGAGGGCGGGTGAGTTTGTGGCGTCTGAGATGGAAGCCGCGTTCACGGGCGACGCAATCATTCACGCAGCCGTCTGTGAACTGACGATTGCCTGCGAGCACAGGAAGTCCATACTGGTGTTCTGCGCTGGCGTGAGTCATGCCGAACAGGTGGCAGCAGCACTCCGGGATTTGACAGGGCAGGAGGTCGGATTGGTCACAGGTGAGACTCATGCAATCGAGCGCCAGCGGGTGCTGTCGGACTTCCGAGCAGGCAGTTTGCGGTGGTGCGTGAATGTGGACGTGCTGACAACCGGATTTGATGCGCCAGGGATTGACACCGTGGCAGTCCTCAGGGCTACCATGAGTCCGGGGCTGTTCGCTCAAATCGTTGGGCGTGGCCTTCGGATTGCGGACGGCAAAACGGATTGTCTCATTCTGGATTTCGGCGGCAACCTGCAACGGCATGGAGCGTTGGACGCAGATGATTACGGGATCAGCAAGCCCCGCAATTCAGACGGCACTGAGGCACCTTCGAAGGTGTGCCCGAAGTGCAAACAGGAGGTGTATTTGTCTGCCGTCAAGTGTTCTGAGTGCGGGCACATGTTTGTCCGGCAGATGGATCAGGGGCCGCGGCACGGTGATGAAATCGACATGACTTCCAGTATTGTCGGAGCACCGGAGCCGCAATGGTACGACGTGCAAGAAGTCCACTGGCATCTGCACGCGAAGAAGTCCACACCGGGCAAACCGCCTACGCTATGCGTGTCGTATTACGTCAGCGACGACAGTATGCCCGCGGGGAATCTCGGATGGATCGTGGTGCGTGAATGGGTCTGTTTCGAGCATGAGGGATTCGCACTGCAGAAGGCTTTTGCGTGGTGGGATGCGAGATCTGTTTTTCCATTTCCCGCAAGCGTCGCGGAGGCTATCACGGCACTCAATCACGGGTCATGCCGGAAGCCTGCGCGGCTGTTAGTCAAAAAGGAGGGACAATGGGACAGGATTGTGCAGGCTGAGTTTGCTGAAGAAAAGCCGACGATGATTCGGGAACTGACAACGGCGGTGAATGAGTTTGGTGAGGATTGTCCGTTTTGATTTTTTTTTGGAGGGAGTGAGACGATGACAGAAAGACGGTGTGAGAATTGCCGATGGTGGGGTGCGGGGCCGACAGGATACGGCTATTGCCACAGGCGACCGCCAATTGTTTCAAACAGCGACGAATCCTTTCCGTCAACGCACAAGTCGGTGTGGTGCGGCGAGTGGGCCGACGCCAGCATTACGCCGGAGCAGGAGCAGCGGCGAGAACTAACACGGCGGTTTGCGGTGTCGCTGATTGTTGCGGGATGCGACGTGCAAAGCATATGGGAGGTTGCAGCAAAGTTGGCAACAGCAGAACCACAGATTCAGAGGGAGGACGGCAAGTGAACGAACAACAGACACAGCAGGCAGACGACCCGAGCGGGCCAGGATGGCGGGATGTTGAGGACAGAGAGAAGTTGCAGGCCGGAGATATGTTTTGGTTAAAAGATCATTGGGAGGCGACAAACAACGTCGGTTACCTAGCATCAGCATCAGCCCAAGGCACGCGATACCGCCGACGCATCGAGCCGGAGCAGCCGAGCGACAGCGAGCCGGAGACGATGGAGGATCTGCGGCGACGATTGGCGGAGTGTGAGGTGTTGCTGGCCGAAGCCGATCGTGGCGGCGAGCAGGTCAACGCCGAGCTGCAGCAGTTGCGGGAGCGGCTGGCGACCTCACAGCATCTCGCGGAAATGTCTCGGCGACAGGTGGCGGATGAAGCGGGCAAGGTCGAGCGGCTTAAAGAGCAGGTGGCGACGTTGACGCGGGAGTTGAGGGCCGAGCGAGACAACGGCATGACAGCACTGCGCAGCCAAAACAGACTGGGGCAGGAGGCGCTCGCGGAGGCACTGCAGACGTGGCTGCGTCCAGTTTTGGAGCTTGTCGCAGAACATCCGGAGGACGCCAGTCCGCTGGCCGTGGCTGTCCTGGGATTTTTGCCGGGGATTGCGTCGCGATTGATTGAGGAGTGAGGCGTGGCAAACGATTTCCCGGTGTGCCTCGAGGGTGAGCGGCTGGTGTTCATGGCCGAGTATATCGCGCACGATATGTTGCCCGGTGGCGTGCATCTGTCGCGACCCGAGGACGTGGGCAGCAGCTGGGACGGTGCCAGTATTCCCCGTTACATGCGATGGATTATCGGGCACCCATTATCACCAGAACTGAGGCAGGCGTCTTACTGGCACGATAGGATCTGTGAGGGCAGCGAGACGCCGGAGGACCGCATGGTTGCCGATGCGGTGTTCCTGATGATGCTGCGAAGGGCTGGTGTGAGCAGGTGGCGACGGTGGGCTATGTGGTTTGCCGTCAGATTCTATGCGGTGTTTATTTGGAGGGTGAAAGTATGAGTTACAGATTTGAGATCGACGGACAGCCCGGTGCTTACTGGTCTCGTATCGTCGCCAGCAATGGTGAAACGACGCACGTCAGCGAGCAGTACACCACCAAGGCGGCGGCCATCAAGACGGCTGAGCGACTGCTGGACGACATCCACAAGCAGCAGCAGTCAGGCGGTCAGGTCGAGGTCCGCGACGTCACAGGCGAGGACCCGACGCTGTGAGTCTCCAGCGTGCGATTGATCTGATCGTCGCACTGCGGCGACACCCCGAGGGACTGACGACGGCTCAGCTGTCTGAGACCCTCGGGGTGTGCTCCCGCACTGTGCGGCGGTATCTGGCGGCATGGCGTATGGCGGGATGGGTCGAGGCGGAGCTGGGTGAGTGCGGCGTTAAGATTTGGAGGGTGGTGTGAGCCTAATTACGACAGCTGAACAACTGGCGGAAGCGATCCGCAACGATCCGCAGCGAGTCGCGGAATACCTTCACCGCATCAACAGATTCGGCGGCCAGGCGGTCGATTGCTCCGTGCTGCAGCATTCACTGGCGGTGTATGACAAGCTGGCCGGTGCCTCTGCGAACGTGCGGCTGTGGGGACTGCTTCACGATTGCCACGAGATCCTCACGGGCGACGTGGTGCGACCGTACGCTAACGGGCTGCTGGTCAACCAGCAAGACAGCATTGACCAGCGAGTGCGCGAGGCGCTGGGCCTTAGGCTGTCCGACGACGATGCGATTGCGGTGACGCGGGCGGACGTGTGGCGAGGTGCCTGTGAGTTTCAGGAGGTTAACGCAGGCCGACGAGTCTACCACAACATCCCGCCACCCCGGCCCGCTCGGGTCGTCTGCTACCTGTTGTGTCTGTTCACTGCTCACTGCTCATTCTCCTCATTCCCGATAACCTCTTTACGAACGTAAATAAGCCGCCACCCGCTCCATTCACCTCGCCTCACACCGGCACGTAAAGCCTCGATCAGTGCCCGCTCTGACCTGTGCCGGCTCACGAAATCCACCCACCGGCTGTTGCCGAGTTCCGGCTCGAATTGCAACACCATCGCCCGCAGTTTCACTGCTCATTCTCCCTCATCGCGTTTGTGTGTACTCAGATTCCGCCATCTGCGCCAAATCCACCAGCCCCGGATGCCGCTGCGCAAAGCCGCCAGTCGCCTCACGCGCATGCAACACCACGCGCAGGTAGTTATTCGCCGCGCCCGACACCTGCACCCGCACTCGCATCGCGTGCGCGAGCAGTACCAGTGTTGTCAGTTTGTTGCAGTCGTATGTGCTGATTTCTGTGTGAATACAAAACTGCAGTCCATCGCTCCCGCACGGGTAGATGCGCCTGACGTTGTGCGCACCGCACCACCACGCAATCAGCTCCCAGCAGATTGCTTGTCGCTCGTTGCAGTCCTCGCGCCGGGTAATCGGCTGGTGTCCGGCTTTGTTGCGGGTCACTTGCCGTCCTCCCTCTGAATCTGTGGCTCTGCTGCCGGCAACACTGCCGACTCCATCAACGCCAGTCCCCTCGCTGCTCCCCACACTGCAATGGGCGCCAAATCACCGCCCCATTCCGTACTCATAATCGCCACCGCAAACCGCCGTGTCAGTTCCTGCCGGTCCTCCTGTTCTGGGGTGACGTCTTTGTCCTGCCAGTCCCCGCAACTTGACCCCTTCCCTGTGATCGGCCACAAATCCTCGACCGACATCGGCGCTCGCCTCTGGCAATAGCCGTTGCCCGTTGGGCCTGCGTACCACCACCTGCAATTCCCGCGTGTCGTTCCGGAGGCCCTCAGTCGCAGACGTGGCAGAGTACGCCACGAGCATCTGCGCAGACATGGACCCGCAGGCATTCGTCGACCATTACACCAGCAACGGCTGGCGGGTCGGCAAGGCGGCGATGAAGGACTGGAAGGCGGCGGTGAGGAATTGGGCCAAACGAGACCTTGACGGAAAGGCGAGAACAGATGCAGCAGTCAGAGCAGGATTCACGAGACAGGCCCAGCAGGACGCCCAATGGGACGTCTTCCGCGAGGTCGACGAGATCTGTGCCAGAGAGGACGAGCGAGAACGCCAGCGACAGCTCCGGCTTCTTGCCGGCAGCTCGGGAGGGAGTCAAGGCGCTGGCCCCGATGATCATGCGGCTCTGCTCAGCCAAGGGCCGGGCCCAGATGACCCGTTTTGATGTGGAGACCTGGGCGGCGGTGTTGTCGGTGTACCCGGCGGCTGTGGCGAATATGGCCATGCTCGAGATCGCACTGAACGCCGACCCATTCCCGGATTTGGGTAAGGTGGTGGCTCGGTGCCAACACAAGATGGCTGAGCGCTCGACTCAGGTGAGCCAGAGCGACCCGACGAAATTGTCCAAGCGGGTGTTGCTGCAGATCGCGGCGGCCCTGCAGATCGATCTGAGTGAGGAGCCGAAGTGATGGGAAGACAGAGACTGGCATCCAGCAGGCGCACGCCAAAGCCGAGCCCGATGAGACGCATGAGCCACGGCAAGTGGCGGACGGTGCTCGAGGCCTTCGAGGCCAGCGGCTACGCGGCCCCGATGACCGATGAGCTCTTCGAGGCCTTGTCACATTGCACAGGCGAGTCACCACTGGCGGCAGCCTTTATCGGTGAGGTCGAGAAACGCAAGGCGGCGGTGATCGGCGAGCGCGAGGCCGAGGGCTCCGGCTGGGTGCCAGACCCGGTCGAGGTGCAGCTGGTGCATGATCCGAGGATGCAGAGGAGCAGCTACGATGAGTAAACCAGTCGAGGCGCTCGCTCCGCTGACCCCGGAGCAGCTGCAGCAGGTCGCAGTGATCCTGCGGAGGAATCACGAGTGGGTGAAAATGGGGCTGGAGAGGCCGAGGTGGCGGGACTTCCTGTGGGAGGTCGAGAGGCAGCTGGGCCGGCCAGTGACGGAGCAGGCGATGCGCGTGCATTGTCTGAACACCCTGCGGTGTATGCCGAGGGAGATTTTTCGGTATGTGGGCTTTTGAGGGAGGATGAGACGATGACAGAGCGAAGGTGCGGGAATTGCCGGTGGTTTGTCGGCGACGACTTGTGTTTCCGCTATCCGAAAGAGAACGCAACGGGACCAAATTCGTTTTGCGGGGACTGGCAGGACAAAGACGTCACCCCAGAACAGGAGGACCGGCGGGAACTGACGCGGCGGTTTGCGGTGGCGATTATGAGCGCGGAATACGCTGCTGAGCCGTGTCTGCAGTGGGACCGGATTTGGGCTGCAGCGCAAAACATGGCAGCAGCAGAACCACAGATTCAGAGGGAGGAAAAGCAGTGACCGAGCCAACGACGAAACGCTACGTGTTCGACGGTGTCTATTGCGAGGTCTACACGACGTCGGAAACGCTGCAGTATTATTCGGCGTTCCCGTGGCGGTTCAGGTTGATCATCCCGAGCGAGGATCGGACGATTCATTTCGCTGGCGTGCCAAACTATTGCACGACAGCACGATCAGCCATGATGCGTGCGAAGGCGCGGTGCCGGTGGATAGCAGACGGGACATATTCAGAGCGATGCAGCACACCAACGACGTTTGAAGATAAGGGAGAATGAACAGTGAACGACGAACAGACACAGCAGGCAGACGACCCGAGCGGTGATGGCTGGCGGGATGTGAAGGTGGGTGAGATCTTGCAACCGCATGACATGTTCCGCGACGGTCACAACGTTTGGGCGTACACCGAGAACACTGGAGTCACGGTACGCGACGGATGGCAGCGCAAATACCGACGACGCATCGAGCCACAGCAGCAGCCACAGACACAGCAGGCAGACGACCCGAGCGGGCCGGACAACCAACTCGCCAACCGCATTCGGGCCGCCATGCTGGCCAGCGGATTGACACGATACCAACTGAGCCAGCAGACCGGGGTGTCGCAGGCTGTACTGGGGCGATTCGCATCAGGCAAGCGGGATCTGACTTTGAGCACCGCCAGCAGGCTGGTGCCAGCTCTGGGGTTAAGGCTGGAGACCACCACCAAACGAAGGCCGAAGGCATGAGCACCGACACCGACCAAATCGCAATCTGCCGTTTCATCGCCGAGCATCAGGGCTGGTCACTCCGGGTCGATGGGTCCGTCTGCACTGCAGCAGGCCGCGCTATCTCGGGCAATGGCTGGGCCGGATTCTCTGGGGCGTGCATCCTGCAGGGCTGGATATCGTTTCAGCCGCACTCCGGGACCACACTACCGACGGGCCGCCGTATCCCCGGAATCGTCATTGAATGGGATGCTGTCCGGAGCTGGGCCGAACGCCAGCAGGAGCTGCAGAGACGATTGCAGGGCACAGCATTCACCGAGCAGCACTGAACGAAAACACCCTGCACGCCGGCAAGCGGGCAGGGTGTGAAGAACCAACCAACCGCAGTATACCGAACGGAATCAGCCATGGCACGAGACAAATCACAACCGTATTTTTCATTCCCTATTTTCTGTCTGCAGAATCCAGACCACACCATCTGGGATATGCCACCGAAGCAGGCCACACATCAGGCTGAGCTGATCCAGCTTTTCGCCATTGCCGAGCTGGCATTGTGTGGCTGGCCGGGGGATACTCAACAGGCTTACCATATCGCCAGCAGGCACTCGCAATGCCACCTGCTGCAGGATTCTGACGATATCGGCATCAGGTATCTGGCCGCACAGGTACAGCTCAAGACACCCGTTCCGTTTCCGCTCGACGATGTTATCAGGCTACTGCAACGCCGCTTCCCAGAAACCGCCAGGAACGCCGGTGGAAAACTGGTGCGGGTTCGTGGGGATATTGTCGGCGATGCAAAGTCTGGCCGCCTTCCGTGGCGTGAATTCGCGTATGTTGTGGCCGTATATGCCACCTGCACAGCAGCGCAAAAAAAGGCATCGCTCGCAACCGTGCAACAATTGACCGCCATGGCACACGGGTACGGCAGCGCAAGGTATATGCCGGATGGATTGCAGGCCAATCAGCCAACCATCCGGACGCAACAGCGGACCGTGCGCGACTTGTCAGACAAGGGCAGATTTTTCGCCATGGCATCACCCAGCAACCGCGCCAACTACTTCAGCATCAGCATGAGCCAGGAATATCTCAATCGGTATTGCGGGGCTATCGCAGCTCGCAAACGACAAAAGAAAACGGCAGCAGCTCAAAGCCGCGAATCTGTCACCAAGGCCGCCGCCGAGCTGGTCGCAAAACAGCAGAATGAAGAACTGGCGACTCGCCGGACATTGCAGGCAGACGCCAAGGCACAACTGCAGGAGCTGAACCGATGGAGAGAGGGCCAGGAACTCAAAAAGAATCTGGGGCCGGACGCCATGCCAGCATGGCAAGAAATGCAGCGCAGTATGTCGCCGGAGCAGCAGCAGGAAAAGGACTATCTGCTCGACGGACGCCGCCAGCGGAAACCGAAATAGTCTTTTTGGCGTGTCGCCATGCTGTCGCCTACCCTGTCGCCTACCCTGTCGTGTCCCCTGTCGCCTTCTATAAACTGTTTTCTGGGGAACCATCTGCAAAACGATACTCTGTGAAAAACCCTGACTCAGACGGAACCATCTTTTCGCAAGCGAAAAGGGCTTACCGTGGGGCAATTCTCCGGAGCACTGACCGGGCCTTTTCCTCGCTCGCTGCTGTGGGGAACGCCACCATCACCTTCGGATTCTGCAGCAACCACCGCAGGGCAGCGCAGGGATTCCGGAGCTTACCCAACCGATACCGCCGGAGCACTTCGCACCAGCTCGCAACGAAGGCCAGCCGGGCAGCATCACTAGCCACCAGCAACCCACCCCGCAACGCCTGGTCATAGCAGGCCAGCAGGTACTGGGGATCTGTCAGCCGGGCAGGGTCAAACACTATCCACCGACCACGAGCACCAGCAGGAATCGCAGGAGCTGCAGGGCTTTGAGGGGAAAGCACAGGGGGGGTATCGCTCGCCCTGGCCGGCACCGTGGCCACCGTGGCCATCGTCCTGACTCGCTGCAGGATCTGAGCTGCAGCAGAACCAAACGCAACCGGCACCGGGCCGCCGTCTGCTGTGGCACAATCGGGGTGTTCTGCTGGAGCTGCTGGGCCGTCCTGCAGGCTGTCTGGCCGTCCTGGGCTTGTCTGGGCTTGTCTGGGCTGGGCTGGGCCGTCCTGGGCCGTCCTGGGGCCGTCCTGCTGCTCGCTGCTGTTTTCGTGCAAAACGCATTCAGCATGTTGTTTGTGTGTATTCCCTGAATCTTCAATGGGGCGGACACCCGTGTCCGGGGGGGGGGACACCGCCGGCACTATGGCACCATCACCAGCAGGAGCACCACGCCGCCACGATATCAGGCTACTGGTTTGGCCGCCGTCTGCCCGCCGCCTGGGGCTGCTGAGAATCCAGCCGGTAAGCTCCAGCTCCCTCAGAATTCGCCTGACGTGGCGATTACTCAGGCCGCACTCGCTCGCCAACGTTGCCACCGAAGGCCAGCAGACTTCCGACTCGCCGAGATAATCAATCAGGGACCGCAGCAGGCACCGAGCTGCTGGGCTGAGCTGATCGACCGTGGCCGCCTTGACCTGGCGAATCCGGGACACCCGAACATTCTGACGGGCTGCTGAGATTGACGCGGGGGTGAGTTTCGGTCTATTGTGCATCCGTCCGAGCATCCGAGCGAGGGCAATCAGAGCGGGCACCGGTTCAGGGTGTACCGCTCTTTTCGTTTGCACCCTTGCAAACGACACCGGACCATAGCAGCAGGCCGCCGCCGCCGACAACCCCACCAGACCGGGCAAATCCGGGCAAATCGGCATCATCCGCCGAAAACCGACCGCACAGGATCGTCTCTGAGGGCCTTCGAGCAGCTCGCCCGATACGTTACTCGCCCGAAAAACGAGCCATTGCAGGGGGCTGTGGGGTCCTTCGGCATGGCCGCCGGCATCGCGCGGGGCCTATCCTGCAGAACATTCGTGCGTGTACCGCAACGCCTGGGGATGATACTACAACCGCCGAGCAGCGGACACTGCAGGGGCAGGGGCAGGCATGGCCGCCATGCTGGGGCGCGTCTCCTGGGTCCCCTGCTCGACAACTGCCACCGATACCACACGCCACCCAGGCCGCCCAGGTCATTCTTTTGTTTGACTTGCACCGCAGGGGGTAGGGGGGGCTACGGGTCCCTTTTCAGGAATCTTCCATGCTGGCTAACCTGGGAACTGCCGTGTTGGCTGTCTGAGTTTCTTTTCAGGCCGACCGCCGACCGGCAACCCAGACCTTCGAAACCTGGTCTGAGCTGGTGAGATACTGGAGCACCAACTCACTGATCTGCTGGTCATTCTCAAGGGCAATCAACTTCAGACAGCGAATCATGTCCGCCGGCAATCGCACCTGCAGCGGGGCCAGCGTATCGGACCAATCGCCAGCAGCAGCACTTCGCTTCCGCCGTTTGGGCGTCTGCTCTGGTGTGTCCGCCGAGCTGCTGGAGCTGTCCGGGCTGGAGCTGTACCCACTGCCGTAACTGCTGCTGAACGTGTCCGCCATGACTGGGCCACCCTGAGACTATGCTGACAACCTGACAACCGACTGTCACCATCGACACCGAGCACCGCAGCACCGCAGACTATCCGACCGCACCAGCACCCACAACGCAACCCGCACAATCGGACACCATGACACCCTGACGGCATGGCCGCCGCCAAGCACTCCGGGCACCTGTTTTTTTTACCAACCGTCCGGTTAGTAAAAAATAGTGATTGACAACCAGCCGTCATGCCGTATTATCTGCTGACCGTCTGACAAGTAGACAACCAACCAAGCGGAATACCGACCATGACCACCACCACCGCCGCCATCGCCTACGTCCGAGTTTCCACCGAACAGCAGGCCACTGAGGGCGTAAGCATGGCCGCGCAGCTCGAAAGAATCCGGGCTTACTGTCTGGCCAACGGTCTGGAGCTGGTCGCAATCCACGAAGATGCTGGGCTGTCTGGCAAGCGAGCCGACAACCGCCCAGGGCTGCAGGCCGCACTGGCCGACGTTTGCAATCGTCGGGGCGTGTTGGTGGTGTACTCGCTGTCACGACTCGCCCGCAGCGTGTCCGACTCACTTGCAATAATCGACCGTCTGCAGCAGGCCGGGGCCGATCTGGCCTCACTGACCGAACGAATTGACACCACCACCGCCGCCGGCAAGATGCTGCTGACCATGCTGGCCGCCTTCGCACAATTCGAGCGGGACCTGACCGCCGAGCGGACCACCGCCGCACTCGCTCACAAGAAAGCACTGGGCCAGCGTGTTGGTACTGTCCCGTTTGGCTGGGATCTGTCTGCCGACGGCATCGCCCTGCTGGAGAACACCGCCGAACAGCAGACCATCGCCACCATCCGAGCACTGAGGGCCAGCGGATTGACGCTGCAGGCTATCGCCGACCGTTTGAACGCATCAGCAACCCCAACCAAGAAAGGCACCAAATGGACACCGACAACCATTCGAGCCATAGCCAACCGGGCAGCATGACCATGACACCACCACCGGGCCGCACTCAGGGCCAGCAGGAGCTGCTGGAGCTGCTGGAGCACCAACTGCAGCAGCATTCACCAGACCGCCAGCAGGAGCTGCTGGAGCTGGTGAGATTGCAGCGTATCGCCGAGCTGAAAGCCGAGCTGTCTGCATGGCCGGCAATCGACCGTCACGAGATACTGACTTTTCTGGAGCGTTTGAGCCATGGCACCTAAACCGACACCGACACCGGCAACCACCGACAACCAACTCGCCGACCGTATCCGGGCCGCCATGCTGGCCAGCGGATTGAGTCGGACACGCTGCGGGCGAGTCGTGACAGCGAGTACACCACCAAAACGCCCCCACGATTGCAGACGTCGGCCAGTGCGGCCTGCAGCCCTGGGCGGTTGTCGGCTCGCTTGCCAGACAGCCCAGCATCTTCGTGGATTGCGACCAGCTCCAGGCCGTTGGCCAGACAGTAAGCCCGGATTCTTTCGAGCTGCGCGGCCATGCTTACGCCCTCAGTGGCCTGCTGTTCGGTGGAAACTCGGACGTAGGCGATGG